AGAGAACCACCGAAGACACCAGCAACTCCAAGCATGTGGAAGGGGTGCATCAGGATGTTGTGCTCTGCTTGGAACACAAGCATGTAGTTGAAAGTACCAGAGATACCCAGAGGCATCGCATCAGAGAAAGAACCTTGACCGAAAGGATAGACCAGGAACACTGCAGAAGCAGCAGCAACAGGTGCAGAGTAAGCAACACAGATCCAAGGACGCATACCTAGACGGTAAGAAAGTTCCCATTCACGACCCATGTAAGCATAGATACCGATGAGGAAGTGGAAGACAACGAGTTGGAAAGGACCACCGTTGTAAAGCCACTCATCTAGGGAAGCAGCTTCCCAGATGGGGTAAAAGTGCAGTCCAATTGCGTTGGAAGATGGAATTACAGCACCTGAAATGATGTTGTTTCCGTACATGAGTGAACCAGCAACGGGTTCACGGATTCCATCAATGTCCACTGGGGGAGCACCGATGAATGCGATGATGAAGCAAGTGGTTGCAGCAAGCAGGCAAGGAATCATGAGAACTCCAAACCAACCGACATAAAGACGGTTATCGGTTGATGTAACCCAATTGCAGAATTGTTGCCAAATATTCGATTGTGATTGTTGACGTGAAATTGTAGCAGTCATTGTTTTAAGAAAGTTAAGTAGTCCATCAGGGAAATGGTGGAGTTACTTATTTCTCTATCACCCTCAGATAGAGACATGAGAGACGTAATTTATACACCCATAGGTCTCGGTTAACGGGTGTTAAAAAATGTTTCAAATTGTGAGGAATTCGAAACATTTGCTTACCTATTTATAGTAGCACTGGGTCCAGTCTCTGTCAAGAGGTCCAATTGCTCAGATAACCCAATGGCAATTAAATTATATTGCCCACTTATTTGTTATGTATTGTTCTATGGATAAAACTTCTGATGTATTCAAAGCTCTTGTCCAAATCAAACATTCGGCAATGTCACCAATAAAAAATCCAGTGCTTCCATCAATATCGCATCCACCATAAAATGTAGATGCCGAAGCACTAGTTGCAGCATTAACAGTGCCAGTGAATGTTAGTGCAACATCAATACCATCTAAACGTGCTTTAAATCTATTTGCATTGCCAGTTTGACTACCATCAAATACAAAAGTTATATGATGAAAATTAGTATCAACAGTTTGAGAATCTATAGTAAATGTAGCACCTGAATGTCCACCAACATACTGAGTTCCATTTTGTCCAAACTGGAAACCAGAAGTATTCGTTGTTGTAATAATTCTTCTACCAGCAGCAGTGCTTAGACTTCTATAAACCAAAACCAATGTAGTTGCAGACAAACTTTGCAAATATGCAATAGGGTTAATTGAAAGTATTTCGTTATTATCAGCATCTTCTCCTGTTGGAGTTGCACCAGTATTGTTAAAACGAACTACACCATAACCATTCTGTATATTATTGAACCATTCTGGTCTTCTACCTCCAGTTGAGTTCCAATCGTGTGAACCTAAACCTCCAGCATTATGCCAAGATGATACTTCAGTTCCAGATGCAATTATGCCAGAGTTAAAAGTTGATGCTAAAGACTGAGATGCATCATACCAAACTTCAAGGTTAGGTAATTGAGAAGCAGATGTAATAACAAGGGGTCTCATTCCAGAACGAAAACTTTGAGATGCTAAACCAAACATAGGATTATCCGAAGGTGACTAACTGACCAAAGACATTATATACACTTCCTGTATAGAAAATAGTAAATGCAATTGCGTCTTTTTTAGATGCATTTCCTGTTGGAACTGAACCACCCTGCCAGTTGATTGTTTGTGCTGAACCACCAATTTGGAGTGCAGTTGGAACATAAGGAGTTACACCTTGAGTAATCATCAAAGTAACGTTAGTTAAACAGTTTGCACTTAAATTTAGATTTGTAAGATTTGCAGTCCAATTACCATTAACTGTTGAAGTGATGTAGAAAGTATTTCCAGTAGAACAATCGAGAGCAACTACTGCAGCAGAAGCAATAGTTGTACTGTAAGAATTATAAGTTTCTTCTACTTGCTGAACTTGTAATCCTGCAGTTGTGAATACATTTCCATTAAATGTTGTGATACCAGTAAATGAATTATTTGATCCAGAAGTTATTCCAGTTCCCGTAATTGTTACATTACCAGTATTTTGACTAACTGAAATGCCAGAACCTGCTGTAATGAAGGTTACAATACCAGTTAAATTGGAACCAGAACCCCTGAAAGAAGATGCAGTAACGATTCCAGAAGAATTTACTGAAGAAACAGTAATGTTTGGAGATCCTGTAAGATTCTGTGCAACTGTTGCAATACCCGAAGTTGTTGCATATCCAGAAATTGTAGATACTCCTGCAGTATTGGAATAAGTTGCAATACCAGAAGTTGATGAGTAAGTAGATACTCCTGCAGTATTGGAATAAGTTGCAATACCAGAAGTTGATGAGTAAGTAGATACTCCTGCAGTATTGGAATAAGTTGCAATACCAGAAGTTGATGAGTAAGTACTTATTCCACTAAAATCAGAATAAGTAGCAATACCTGAAGTTTCAACGTAAGTTTGAGGTACAACCGTAATAGTCGATGCGGTTCCAGATGCAGTTGCGGTTATGTTATTTCCAACAAAATTGAGAGAGAATACACTCCCTGCAGTACCTACAGTTACACTTTCATCTTTTATTGTTAATCCTACAGAATTTCCACCACCTCCACCGAGAGCAGTGATTGTAACCTTTCCAGTATTTTGGTCTACAAGAATTCCAGATCCTGCTTCAATATAAGTAACAATACCAGTTAAGTTTGAACCAGAATCACCAGAAGTTATAAATCCTACTAAAGATTCAGTAGTTGCATATCCAACTAAAGAATTAGTAACATATCCTTCAGTAGCATAACCACTTAAAGCACCAGAAGTTATAAATCCTACTAAAGATTCAGTAGTTGCATAACCAGTTAGATCTGGTGGAGTATAATTAAATACACCACTTGTATTATTATACGTAAGTGTGGAAATACCAGGAGAAGATATAGTTACTGATAAATCAGTGAGAGCAATTCCTCCTCCACCTCCTCCACCAGTAGCAGTGATTGTTACATTACCTGTCGATTGGTCAATGGAAATTCCAGAACCAGCAGTGATATAAGTCACAATACCAGTTAAATTAGAACCAGATGCACCTGAAGTAATAAATCCAACTAAAGAATTAGTGACATAACCTTCAGTTGCATAACCACTTAAAGCACCAGAAGTAATAAATCCAACACTATTAGTAAGATCTCCAGTATCAGAAGGAATAAATGGTTTATTAATTAGATCATTATAATCTCCAGAGAATGTGGATAGTCCAGAGATAGCATTAGTAACATAACCTTCAGTTGCATAACCACTTAAAGCACCAGAAGTAATAAATCCAACTAAAGAATTAGTAACATAACCTTCAGTTGCATAACCACTTAAAGCACCAGAAGTAATAAATCCAACACTATTAGTTAAATCACCTGTATCAGAGGGAATAAACGGTGTATTTGTTAAATCATTATAATCTCCAGAGAATGTGGAGAATCCAGAGATAGCATTATTAACATAACCTTCAGTTGCATAACCAACTAAAGAATTAGTGACATAACCTTCAGTTGCATAACCACTTAAAGCACTAGAAGTAATAAATCCAACACTATTAGTTAAGTCCCCTGTGTCTGAGGGAATAAATGGTTTATTAATTAGATCATTATAATCTCCAGAGAATGTAGATAGTCCAGATAAAGCACCTGAAGTAATAAATCCAACACTATTAGTAAGATCTCCAGTATCAGAAGGAATAGATGGAGTATTAGTTAAATTATTATAATCTAAGTAATAAGATCCAGGTTGATTATCCAAATAATATGATGTAGTTGCAGTTCCAATAAGGTCCCCATTAAAATTAATGGCAGTAACTACTCCTGTAAAATTAGATCCACTTAAATTTGCTTTTTGTGACAAAGCATTAGTTATTGTTGTAGCAAAATTAGCATCATCATTTAATGCTGCTGCCAATTCATTCAATGTATCCAATGATTCTGGAGCAGAATCTATTAAATTAGTAATTTGTTGGTTTACATAACCTTCAGTTGCATATCCTATTAAATTTGGAGGAGTGTAATTAAAAACTCCAGTTGAATTATCATAATTAAGTGTAGAAATTCCAGAAGGAGATACCGTTACCGATAAATCAGCAAGTGAGATTCCCCCACCACCAGAAACAGTTTCAAATACAAAATTACCTAAAGAGTGATCATACTTAAGAAACTTTCCATCATAAACACTTGGATTCGTTGCGATACCAACAATATCATCAAGATATTTTAAACGTGTTTCTCCTCCACCACCAATTGTAGCAATTTGTTGTTGAATACGATTTATGAATAATCTATAATGCTGTTGAAGTTGATCTAGTGTTACAAAATTTTGATTCAGTGGGGTTAATGGATCACTATTTTTAACTTCAGGTGGTTCTGCAAATGATCCTTCTTTAAGAACTTCTTCAACAATAATTTCAGGTTCAATTTTAGAATAAGTTTCTTTAATAAAATCAATCTTTTTTTCAAGTCTTTCAATATTTTCTTGAAAATTTCCTAATGAAATTTTTTCAATTTCTACAAAAACTTCTTCTTTAAGATCAACCAATTGTTTATGATGTTCTTGTAAATAGTTGTCTATATTTTTAATATGTTGCTCATTAATCGCAACATCTGCTTTTACATCAGCAAGTCCTTTATAATAATCATCTTTTGTTTTATTTACTTCTGAAAAAGTCTCATGTAATTGTTGATTAAAATATTCTACATTACTATCAACAACATTAACTATATCATCAAATTTTGATTCAATATCTTCTCTGATATCTAAAATATTTTCTTCTACAACTTTTTTAAGACTATCTATTCGGTCTTCAATAAAAAGTTCATTCTTTGTAAATTGTTTTTTATATTTCGGAATCTCATTTTGTACAAGATCCTCTACAATACCAGTAAGATCTAATAGACTACTTTTAAATTCTTTTAAATCCTTTTTATTTAATCCTTTAACTTGATTTTGAATTGTTTTAAAATTTTCATCAAGAATCATCAATTGAGAAAGCATTGCATTCTCAAGATCAGTCCTGCTTAATTTTTCAGAAAGTTGTTGTGATAAATCTTCAACTTTTTCAGAAATCTGATTTATTTTCTCAAAAGTATTTAAAAATTTATCATAACTTTCAGAAATATTTGAAGAGATCTCTGGAGTTTCAAAAACTCCAGAAATTTCTTTTTTATTAAATAACTCTGATGGTTTTTTTAGTGCCACTTATATTCTTCAAATTTTCGTTAGAAATATTTATTATACCATCATCTACTAAATATTTAAAGTGTTCACCTACACAAGAAAAATGAAAAGACTATTATTTGCCTTTTCGTTATTCTTTACCATTCCCGTCAGTGCTGCTGAAATCACCTCAAGAATCACCGATTCTGTTCAACTAAAAGTTGATGGTGCTGCTGTTCAATCAACCAGAATAGGTGCATCATACTCTACATCAGGAACCAATGTCCAAGCAACATCCTTTGGTGGTGTTGGTGGTGCTGGAACCTATGATATCAATACTCCAGGTCAGGCATTTACTTTCTCCGAAAGTTTTAATGCTGCTGATACTCCCGTAACTACCCAAACAGTAACAAATGGTGTTATTGGAACTCCCAATCTTTATGGAGATAGTGTAACTCAAGTTGGTGGTGAAAAAGGGACCCTTGCAGGTACTCTTTCTCCAACTGGTGTTCCTACTGTTACTGCTGGTGGTGCAGGAACAAGTGGTATTGCCCAAAGAACAATCGAACTGAGTGTATTCAAATGAGACATTTAACTCCCGTTTTGCTTTTAGCAACGGGAGTCATCTGTACTCCCGTTTACGCTGAGAGTGTTGTGCCTAATTTCACAAGAGGCACAATCAATGCAACCACAGAATCTACTACAAAGATTATAGAATCTATTCGTCAAGTTGAATATACTACTGGCGAATCATACACTGTAACTGGAACGAACATCAATATTCCTGGAAATCCAAATAAGGACTCGGAATATAGTATTATAACTCCTGGTGCTCCATTCCAGTTCAGTGAAACCTATCTCGGACCTGGAGTGGCAAAAGAAACATGGATAGATCGCACAACAGAAACTCAATCAACCACTACATCAATCTCTGTCTTTACGCAATAATCTCAACAGGGACTGCATTTGCTCAAAGCACTCCTGCACCTAGCAATACAAACATTGCTGGACCAAGTGCAAGTGCTACAGGAAACGTAACAAACCAAGCAGTACAAGTTCTTCAAGGACCATATGCACTCAATACTTATGGTGGTGGAGTAAGTTGTCAAGGTGCAACTTTTTCAATCTCACCATTTGCTATGAGTAGCAACAACAATAGTGATGATCCAGAATCCTTTGCATCACGCAATGGAAACTGGGGTATCTCTGCTGGTCTTAATATTCCATTAGATAACAATCTAATGAACTTATGTAAGAGAAGAGCAGAGACTGAAATTGCTAGACAACAAAGTGAAGTAGAAAAAAGTCGTTTAGATTTTGAATTAGTAAGAGGAAAACTTTGCCTTGAAATGATTAAAAATGGAGGTTTCTTTCACCCAGAAAGTCCCTATGGGAAAGTGTGCGCCGATATAGTTGGACCATCTCCGAATGGATATTTAATGACTGGAAATGGACAAGTTGTTTCTAAAATAACAAAATAGGTTAGACTTTGAACTTCTTAATTTGTATAAATAATAATATAAGTTCAAAGTCTAACCATATGGGAAAAATCTATTTAATTAGAAATACAATCAATAATAAAGTATATGTAGGACAAACAAAATTAACTCTTGAACAAAGATTTAAAGAACACCAACAACATAGTAAAAAAACGGCAATATCACACGCCATTCAAAAATATGGAAAGGAAAACTTTATAATAGAACTTTTAGAAGAATGTAATATTACAAATCTTGACAAAAAAGAAACTTTCTATATTAAAAAATATAACTCATACGAACAAGGATATAATAATACAATAGGTGGAGGAAGTCAGTACATTTCACACACACCAGAAGTAAAACAGAAATTAAGTGAGGCAGCAAAAGGAAAATTAGTTGGTGAAAAAAATCCAGCAAAAAGACCAGAGGTTAGACAAAAAATTAGTGAGGCGGCAAAGAGAAGAGTTGAAAGTGGGGAGTGGGTTAGTCCAACAACAGGCGGGCATACCCCAGAAGCATTAGAAAAAATGAGAGCAAATCAACCAGATAGAAGTGGAAAAAATAATTCTCGTTATGGCGTAAAGATGAGTGAAGAAACTAAACAAAAAATTAGAGAGAAGCAATTAGCCGCTCAACAAAGAAAAAGAGAAGAAAGGTTGAAAAATGGAACCAATACAACTAATTGATAATCCAAATCTAAGACCAATAATCGGAAATAATCCGATTAACATACCAAGTGCAAACATCAATCGAATATCTGGTCCATCTGTAATCTCGACTATAGATAGACCAAATGTTCGTAGTGTAGAAACACCTGTTGTTCGTGGATTAGAAGTTCCTATTGTTGATGTTCCAAATACTGCAATCAAGTATCCAATTATTAATGTTCCCACTCAAGCAGAGTTTGATGCTGCAGTAAATGCAGAACGTCAAAAACAAGCATCAGAAAAAGAAGAAAAAACAAGGGGGTTACCAGATACTACCCCCCCTCCTCAACTGCCTCAGGTTGTTCAAACCCCCCCTACTCAAACTCCTACTCCAGTTGCAGAAGTTCCAGCAGATAAACCACAACCAACATTTTCTGTTTATGGTGTCGATATTAATTTACCTGACCCTTCTCTTGTTGCTACGG